AGAAGGGACCGTCTCCATGAGACAGCCCCCTGATCTTTTATTTTATATGATTCAATACCATCACCTAGACAGAATGAATTAAAGAAATCACAATTTAAAATAGCTGCTGATTCCTCATTCTGAGAAGTATCCCCTATATGAAATCCATTTTCAATTTTATATGTTTTAGGAGACAAGTAGAACAACTCTGTATCTATATCTTTTTTAGGATTTGTTTCAAAAACATAATACCCATCATTTATTCTAACTACAATCTTTGCATCTAAGTAACCATTTCTTCCTCCAGACATAGCTCTTTTAGTCCCTCTAATATGTAATAGATTATTCTCTAACCAAATATTACCTCTATAGTTATTAGCTCCATTACCTACTCCCCATAAATCTCTATTTTCAATATTATCTTTATACCATCTAGAAATATCATATCCTTCAATATTTATGTTGTAAGTCTTTTCAAACACACTTTCTTGCCAACCTGAATCAGGTTTATGAGAGGAACGTATCCATAAATAAACGTAAGATCCTACAGGTAATGGTAAAGGCTTATTATCAGCATAGAACAAGTTTAAATTTACACTTGGATAATTACCAGAGCTCTTATTAGTATTAGATTTCTCATCTTGATTTATACCATAACTAGATTCATTCATCACAAAACCTTGTGGCTTTATTTTGATATATGTTCCTGCCTCTTCAATTATATTATTACCTTGATTATCCTGATTTCCCTTAATAAAATCAGACTCTTGATATTTCTTCTCTAATACCTTTACATTGATTATATCATGGTTAATTTTAAGACCATCTTTCTTTAAAACTAAAACATCATTCTCTTTTACTTTATCTTTATTATCCCCTTCAAGTCTACACCAAGTGTATGGGCCATCTGCATAGTATCTTGAAATAACAATTGTCTCATAACTAAGTAATGGAGTCTTAATAGCAATACGAAATGTTTTAGCCCAATATGGAGCTTTGTTATTTATTCTCATACGAATACTATTAATACTGTCGCTATTTGAATGAGGGATAAATACAGTGTTTTTAAGGCAGGTTAAAGCTGTTGATGATCTTTTATACTCATCTTCATAAACGATTGCAACTTCATAACCACGATTACTTTTAAGAGTTCTTCCTTTAGCAATAATGTATGAAGTAGCCATAGTGCTGTTATTAAAAACAAAACTTCTACTATAGCTAATACCATCATGTTTATAAACTACATTACTAATACTTAATTTTAGGTAACTATTCTCAGTTGAAATAATAAGCTCTGGATATGTAGTTATATCTATATTCTTATTTGACTCTGTTGTATATCTAAGTTCTTGTTTAATAAGTCTATTAAACTCTTCAATAAATTGAATAAAGTCCTCGTCTGTTCTTAAATTCAAAGCTGTGTATACATCTCTTTGAAGAATAAAATCTAAGTTGCCTACAAAAGAAAAATTAACCTCAGTATTATTAAAAGTAGATACGAAATCAATATTAAAGTTAATTGTATTACCTTTTTTGTAATCGATAAAATAGATTAAGAAGTTATTATTAATACAGTAATAATCTAACTTCTGAATCACATCAACCTTACTTGAGTTTAATTCTACATTGAAATCAACTTGTATTGGTTTATTATTCACATCTTTTAAATCATATCCTTCGGTATAATTACCTAATACTAATCTATTAGATATCGTTGTCAGTGCTCCTGCTTTGCGAGGAACATTATCAAAATTTTTAAAAAGCTCCTTTTCAGGTAAAACTTTATACAACTTATTATTAGAGTAAAGTATATTCTTCTCTTGATTATCTCCCCATGACTCTTTCTCTTTATTAAAAGTCTCTACTATGTAAACAGTATTTGAATTACTTTCTTTTGCAAGTAACTGTATCTCTTTTACTCGTTTATCTCCTGTACTAAAATAAACCATTACTGCATTGTATCTATTCCTCATACCTTGATTATCATTAGTATCAAAGTCAATTAATTGCCCAATAGGTTCAAATGCATAATTAGAAAAAGAAGATAGTGCAGAATACTCTCCATCTAGATATTTATAACGGTAAGCAAACGCTACAAACTTGTCCTCGATATTGTTTGAGAATGACTCATCGAAAGTCATTAAAATTCTAGGACCTTCATAAGGTGGTTTTTTGATTAAGTATATATCTTCCTTTTCAAAACCATTTGCTCCATACTTCTTAGCCCTTTCAATATTTATACAGCAAACTTCCATATTATTATCAGTCCACAATAAAAGGTCTTTACCTGGTGTTTCTGATACTATTTTTGTGATACCGGTTATTAAATTATTTCGTTGAAGATTTAATACTCGGTCTTCTTCTCTCCTAGAATCTTCCAACAAAGTATATAAAACCTTACTATTATAGTCATATTCAAATACTAGGCAAGAGTTCTTAGTAGTTACCCACCAATACAGTTTACTCTTAGCATTATCTACATAAGTTCCTAGAGTATCTACATCTTCAGCAAAGCCAATTGAAGTAAGCTTTTTATTTGATAAACATTTTTCAATTGCACCTACATTATTTCCTTCTGAGGTATTAATGATTATATTCTCAGCATGTCTAAAAAAGCCATCATCCAACAGACGTTCATCTACGTCTTTATTCATGACCCCTTTTATAAATGTTCTTCTAATATTTGGCATAATTAAACCCTTCTAAGTATTTCATAAAGTTTCACATTCATTCTATCAAGTTTAGCTTGATGTAAAGAACCTTGATATCTCATTAAAGCCCTTTGCTTTTCGTTTGCTGGAACATTCCTTTTTCTTTCAATACAAGAATAGTATATCCAATTCTCTAAAGGCTCTTGTAAGAATTTATGAATGGTTATCTCTTCCTCTCTCAAGTCAGCTTGTAATCCATCAGATATGTATTCTAATACAATATCCTTATCCATTAAATCAGATGAGAAAGCAATAGAACCTCTTCTCTCATCTACAACAAACTCTCCATACTTAGCAATATCTTTATTATTAACACTTGACTGACCACACCCGAAACAGTCTTTTAAGGTGTATCTCTTGTAAGGAGTATTATATATATTACCTGAATCGGCAGTAAGAACCATTCCTTTATTGTCAAACAATAAATCTCCTTTATGATCTTGTAAATAACCTACAGCTATATTGATACTCTTATTCTCATTAAGTGGCTGTAACATACCGTCTACGACAACAGATACCCTTACCCAATTCACATAATCAAATGGCATAGTGATATACAGACTATCAGGTACTGTTATCTCTATAGCTAAAATATCATTAGCCGTATTTGTATTTAACTTCCTAATACCATCTAAAGCCTTTTTAATTATTTTACTTCTAGATATATTCTTTAAATAAGAATCCTCATCTAGTGACTCAGAAAGCATATTGTCAATTATTTCTTTTAAGGAAGTGTATTGATAATTTCCATGTAGGTGTGGCGAGTTATAATATTGTTCTTCTGTCATAATTAACTTTGGATTTCTTGGTTAAACTCAATGTTCTGTTGTTGAGCCATGATCTGCTGTAAGTCTTGCTCTTTTAAGTTAATTCCTACCTTCTGAAGAGTTTTAATAATGACATTATACAATTCACTTGAATGTATATCTAAGTCTTGAAAATCAGAAGCTGATGGGTTAAATACCTCAGCTCCTCGTACCATTACATAAGTCCAGTTTGGTACCTTTATTTTTCGCAGATAATTAATAGTTGCTGTTTTATACCCGATTGGGTAACATATTATATTATCACTACTATTTTTATACCCGATTGGATATGATTTTCTAGCTAGTGATTTATTGATATTAAATGAAGATCTGTTTTTAAATAACTCAACTTCGTTATCATCTAAAAAAACAGACTCCAAATAACGCAAGTCTGAAGGAAGTATAACTTGATTATCTTTTATAGATAGTTCTTTTTCTTCTTTATAGAAATCTAATTTTTCTCTAATTCGTTCAGCTAAGTTACCTAGACCAGACTCTATTAGTCCCTTATTAGATCTATTCTGTATTCGGTTCAATTCATAGAAATATCCCTCATATACTTCCTCAACAGTAGTATTAATAAGTAGCCTTATCTCACTTGGCTTTATATTACCTCTCACATCACTATTAGCTATCGAGAGTATCGTTTTATAAACTAAATCAATCAAATACATAATAAAAAAAATCTATCACCTTAATCAAAGATAATAGATTTATTTTATATAAGTTTTATATTAAACAAGCTATTTACATAAATAACAACATAGTTATTATTCAATTTTAAATACTTCTTTTACCCCTATCTTAATAACTTCATTTACTACCGTTTTTATAGCTTCACGTAATAATGGCCCTCCTTCTTTAGCAATAAACCCAAATAATCTAGAAATCTTCTTTGCTATAGTTTTTTTAGTAGATTGATAAATAGTTGCCATAATATCTTCTATACGATATTCTATTTCTGCAACAACTTCTAAAGAACTTTGATTTACATACTCCTCTCTATTTTGTTTTATTTCTTGTCCTAAACCTAACAAAAGAGTTTCTATATAACCTATCTGTTTAATAGAATAAGGTTTAACATCTGCATCATCATCTATTATCTCGAAAGAATCATAATACTCCTCTGCGAATGCTTCTACTATTGGATCTTCAATATCTTCAACATGCTTCATTTGATTATATAAAGTTATCCATGAAATCCATTCATCTAAATACTTCTTTAAATCTTTAACATGCATATTATATTCTGATTCAAAAACTTTAACCATACTTGAAGGTTTAATATTAACATTAACAATATGGTTATTACCTGTACAATTTTCTGAATTAATAATAAAATGAAAATCCGATTTTTTGTCTTTATCTACAAAACTAATTATACCTCCCTTTTGCATTGTATATATTTCTTTACCTTTATTATAATACTCTTGAAGTACTTGTAAAAGGAGTAATGATGTCTCTTTCTTTTTCATATTTGACTATTTATTCAACTGTAAATATATCAAAAAAAGTCCCTTATAACTAGGATGCTTTTACATCAAAAAAAATCCACAGAAGGAAATCAATTTCCCTCTGTGGATAATTCACTATAAACAAAAATAACGTAATTACTTAGCTAATTCTGCTTTAATCCAATCAATATCATTCTTGAATCTAGGACCTACTTCCTTACCGAACTTATCCAAATATTTTGCTTGAGCTTCTTCAAGAGTTAAATCACCTGATGTTTCAGGAACCACAACTATTTCTTCATTGCCTCCTTTACTTGCCTCAGCCAACTGAGCTTGTAATTGAGCTATCAAATCATCTTTAGAAGTATCAGCTTCTTTTTGAGTTATTTGTTCTTGTAGCCTCTTAATTTCGGCATCCTTCTCTTTGATTAAAGAATCATCTAAAGATACAGAAGCAGTAGTGGTATTAGAATCAATACCTAATTTATGAGCAATAGCTTGAAGTGTATTTACAGCTTGATCACTACCATTATTTAAAAAGTTACCTAATTCAATATTACCAACTTCTCCAACTGCTAAAGTAAGGATAGTTTCCTCTGTATCAGTCCAAACAACTTTAGTTTGCCCCTGATTATTTTTAACAATACCTTCAACATAAGCTTGAGCTGAAATATACTGAGACTCAAAATCTTTAGCTTCTAACTTATTAATAATCTCTTTTGGATTATTAAAAGCCATTTCCTTTAATTTATGATTTGCAACAGGAATTTGCCATTGCATTGCATGAAGACCAAAGACTACCATTGCTTTTGAACGTAACTCCAAATCATCTAAATCCTTTACAAGATCAGCAGCCTTTAATTTAAGATCATACTCTGCTAAAGCATTTTCGCTTTCTTTCTCTAAAGAATAAATCTCATATTTTTTACCATACCAAGAATGAGCCTTAAGTAATTGAATCAGATTTGTATCTGTTTCATTAACTCTTAACTCAGTTTTACCTGTAACATCATTCTTATAGAAAACAGGCAACTTACTTGGTTTTATTTCTTTGTTTTCAGCCAAGACATCCTCTGTAAAAATAGAATCATTCCCTTTATAATAATTAATCAATTTTGATTGTCTTGTACCTGGTTTTACAGCTGTTGCACCATTGATTGGTAAACTCCAACTCTGTGGTTGCTTATTACCTATAAGTCTAAAAATTATCTGTGCCATATTTTATTATTAAAAACAATGAGCCAACATCAAATATGAGTCAGCTCATCTATTAATTATTATACATAGAAGTTTGAAGTTCTACCTACAACGAAGTTGTTTGCTCCAACTACTCTATTAGTACATTCAGTCAACAAATCAATATAAGAACGGTCTCCTTTCACTTGAGTTCCAAAAAGACCAAACATTTTCATTTGTCGTTTTCTATCCATTCCTCTATAAAGAACCTCTAAGTAAGGAACTGACTCTACATTTCCGTTATTTGTAACATCTACTTTACCTGTAGGAACACCAAAGAAAGATAATGATGATGTATCAAAATTAGTTGCACCTAGTAAAGTAGGATCATCTAGTAGTGCCCATGGTTTAAAGTGAAAATCAACTCCATCTATATAGATAGAAGTGAAATCTAAAGCTAGAGCCATATCTTTACTATTGTTGAACGCACCATAATAACCTCCATTAACATGTGCAGCATTAAGCCCTTTTGCCATTTGACTAATAGCTCTCATTTGAGCATGTCTAGCAAAATACATAAACTCACGACATACACCTTGTTGTTTAGCTCTAAAAGCTAAATCAGACAAATGCTCATCTGTAGTAATTAAATCATTCGCTATGTTTCCATATTGTTCTACAAAAGGAATTACTCCATGCTGACCTCTAGGTAAACCTGCTAAAGCTGCTGCAGAGTTATCGTCTCCACGTTCATTAAAAAGAATAGCCATTTCTACTTTGTTATCAAACATTGTATTATAGCGCTCTATTTCTGTGTGCATCCAATATGCTTCATCATTAGGTCCTGCTACCCAAGTAATATGTTTTGCATCTGAGTTTGATATAGTATAATTATCAGGAATGACATGAGTAAAGTTTTGGCGATTTTTTGGATCCCAGTTCTTACCTCTATCCATACCATCTCCTCCTTTTTTATCAGAAGAGAAAAAGTCTGCAATAATAGTTACTGGATCTGTAGGAAATGCAACACTACTTTTATTTAATGCTTTAAACTTTGTAGTAGAAATAATCTCTACAACGTGTGCTTGCCATTCTTTCTCTCCATCTGATATAGCAACAATATCATTTGGTCTTAACTGGTGAGGTTTTGGACATGTAAAAACATCTGAAGCAATTGTCACACCTTCTAAATGTAAGTGTAATCTACCTTGTTCTGCCCATTGGATCATATCAGTAGCATACGTTCTACTACGTCCTCCTGACACAGCATCTAATACTCCTGTTATACTTCCTTTTCCATTTGAGAAATGTAATCCTTGTATCAACTGTGGTGCAAATTTCATTGCATAGTCATACTTAGTGATGAAGTTCTCTGGTCTAGGAACATAAGATGAATCAGGATTTTCTATTACAGGTAGTCCTGATAAGTTTGTATCTTTTAAATCAAAAGCCATTTTTTTCTAAATTAAATGTCATTAATATTTACTATCTTAATTCCAGGCTTTTCAGTATTTGACAAATTATTGGTTTGAGTTCTGTAGTTAACATTACCTCTTTGTTTCATTACTTCTTCAATTGCTTCAGCTCTTACCTTGTGTACAATTGAAGATATAACTCCTTCTCTATTTTTAGGATCTAACCAAAACACATCTTCAGCAAACTGCTTATGATTAAATCCTGCTTCACCTTGGTAGGTGTCTTGAACAAATTTTCCTAAATCAGAAACTATAGACATAGCACTGCTCCTGTCGTTATCTGAATAGTCATAATTATAATTCAATTCTCTTTGCTCTCCATTATCATCGATATTCACTTTAAATGAAGCAGCTGTAACACTGTTCACAGCTTCTTTTACCATTTGATTGTGTTTATCTTGATTTTGTTGAGCAATTTCATAATCAGATTTCTTCATAAACGTACCATTGGCAAGTTGTACTAATTCATCTTGATTACTATTTTGTTGTTGAGAAATTTCTGTTTTAGATTGTACAGGTTGTCTGTATTTACTTTGCTCTTCAATTCGAGCATCCTTAATAGACTTACCATACTTTGATAATTCTATTAAATCAGAAGTAGTTAATTCATTAATATCAGAGATACCTAGCTTAGTTTCTAAATACTCATCTATTTGCTCTTTATTTAAATTAAGACCTGATTCTCTTAATACCTGTTCTCTAGCATAAGACAAAGGACTCACTTCATCAAGATTAGTTTGTAAAGCTTCATACTCTTTACGAGATCTTCCTGTCTCCTTCTTATAATTCAGATAAGCTTTATCATCATCATCTAGAATATCCTCATAAGGATTAACTTCCTTAGTTTCAATGATAGGTTCTGGCTTTGCAAATAACTCATCAATGCTACTAACTTCATGGCCTTTTTCCTTTAAGTAACTAAGTACAGACTCATCTGTTACCTGATTAATATCTGGTAAATTAGTTTCGTTATTCTCTTGTCCTTCTAAACTCATATTAAAAAAATAATAGATTCTATTTATCAATCAATTCAAAGATAATAAATAAAATCTATTATAAATATATAGTACTATAAAAATAATTTATAGAAAAGAATCTTCTTCAAGCCAATTAGTATCCTCAAAATCTATTGGACTTGTATTATTATGTCTTTGTTCAATCATCTTACTCTGTTGACTAGCTTGTTTCTTTGTACGATCATCCTTCCTATTCTCCTTGTAAGCCTCAAGGTTCTCTTTCCCTTTAGCGGCGATCTGCGTCAAATACACTTCTTGTTGAAACTCTTTATCCTCTTTAGGGGCATTAATCTCATTCATACCTTGATGTTCCATAAGACGTATCTGAGACATTCTACTCTCATACTCTAGGTCTATCTGTCGTTTATATTGATAAGCTTCAGTATCTGCTTGTACTTTAGCTTGAGCTGCCATTGCATCATTTTGAGACTTCACTTGTAACATTCGCTCATTCTCTTCTGACTTTATCTGCATATTCTTTCTACGCCGATATGCCAAATACTGTTTAGCTAGTTTAGGATTTGTCTTGAAGATATTTGTTGCCTCCGCCTTTTCTTCTACAGATATACTACCATCGTTTAAACCTATTGTCAAATCCTCTCTAAACTCTTGCATTGCCTCATAACTAGAGTATATATTAAATGTAAATCCAAACTCATGAAGATGTCTGTTTTTTAAAATTGATAAATGGTCATTAAAATGTTTTGATATTACTTGATCATATAGTTTTCTTATATGACTTGCTTCTGAGTAGTTATAAATACTTTGAATACGGGTAGATATCAATTCTGATAATTTAGTTCTAAATCTAATCCATGTATCTACAATATTCTTCGTAGCCTTATTACCTGCTAACCTATTCATTTCAGATACTCCTACCAGAGCATTACTTGGTAAAGAACCATCGACTGCTGGATTAATACCAGTATTCTCTCTAATAAGATTATAGTCATTTGCCCAACTATTTAATAAAATAGTTATTGCCTGGCCTTGTTGGAATGGGTGTGCAGATACTGCAGTACCTTCCATGATTCCTCCTTCATCTCCTAGGTTAATTCTCTTTCTTAACGCAATACCTTTTGCTTGAAATAAATCTAACGCTTCTTCCCATGCTTCTCTCTTTGTCCCTCCTAATGTTGGTAACTCTGCAAGCATATCAACACTTATTTCAATAACATCAGGTTTAAGTTCACTTAGCAAATGCTTTATCTTTAAAGCTGTCATTTGCATACCGTCTGCTATTACTTCTATTTCATCAGTAAAAGCATGTAATGTATTGTTTCTTATATCTAAAGCATGAGTCAAAAATGGACTCATTGCTTTATTCATTACATCATCATATAAGTTTTCACATTCTTTCCAACCATATAAAAACTCAGAACCTATTACATAGTTACCTTCAAACCACGTATCAAATGATTTTGATAACTCACCTATATCACTTCGATTTGGAGCTTTAAATTCATCCTCTCTTTTTGACAATTTAATAACCTCTCCTTTTCTAATCTTCTGCTTATACTTTAACGTCTTAACTGTTTTCCATGCAAAACGCAATACATCGACTTTATGCCCTAATAACCTATCATAATTCTGTACTGACGATAATCCTTCTTGCCAACTATAATTGTAACTCTTAGCAATGTTTCTTGCTTCCTCAAGTCCTAACCCACTTTCTCTTATTAAATCACCAACAGTAATAGTTTCGACAACTCCTTCATAAAACTTATCATCAAAATTATTCTTGTTCACATTTGAATGCACATAGTTTACTGGATCTACATAAACAAGTTTTACACCATCATTCTTATCTATAAAAACTCTAGTTACCATTATACCACAATTGACTAAATCCTCTCTTAAATCTGCATCAACTTGATTCCAATCGTTTGTATTTAAAATCCAATTTATAAGAAGCTCTTCTGCAATCTCTATTTTTGGCCTATCCTTAATAGACATAAATAATTCAAGTTCTTCCTCATCTTCTGGAACAAATCCAGAAGGCATTAAATCAATACCCAAATCTTTTACAGCTGATTGTAGCAAATCTTTACTAGCCATATATTTACGGTACCCATTCATTTTATCCTCTTTGAGCTTAATAGTTATCTTATCAGTTGATCTGATATCTAGCATATAGTTTTCTGGAGACATACCATTAATAACGATATTGCAGAACTTACGAGCGATATTAATATATCTAAAGTCAATATTTAAATACTTCAAGTCACCTTTACTCTTAGATAACAACTTCTTGAATTGAGATACATCTTTTTCCCCTCTAACAAACTTTCGTTTATTGGTAATATATTCTCTACGTTTTACAAACTCACATGACACTCCATTATGTATAACACCACCTCCAAACCATTGTTGCGAGATAAACTTTGCTATTTGTAATCCATAAGTATTGTCTTTTTTTACTTCAAATGGAGCAAAAGGATCTATATGTTTTAATATGTTTTCTTTCATAATTATATTGCTTGTGAGAATACTCCTGTGTTATCGTATGTTTGAAATGGATTTATTTGAAGAGGTTTTTCGGGTTCTTCCAATTGAACTTTTACTCTACGCTGATTCGCTAATAATGATAAAGAAGAAGATATATATGCATCATACTTTGTCCTGTTTAATGGATCTACATCTTTCCATTGAGTTAATGTTCTTGAGAATGGCATATTTCCCATTTCTCCAATTGGTCTAGTAGAGTTATCTCTTGCTACTCCTATATGGTCCTCTATAAATGCTTCTACAGCATAAAACTGCTGGTCTCCTATCTTACTGTCTTGAGGCGGAACACCTCCATATTCTTTTTCTGTAGCAGATAATTCATTCCACTTTTTAAATGGGTTATTCAATACAAAGTGTCTATATCCTCGGTCTTTTACATATTGTAAAAACTTCTCATTTGAAAGCTCAGGAAGAAATGGCATTGAGAAATATACATGAGCCATAATAACATCTTCGAAGAAGTATTCTACCTTACTTGCTCTATCTATATATTCAAGTATAAAAGCATTATTAGGGAAATAAGTATTGTATTTAGTGGATATATGTATAGAACCTCTTGAGCCTCGTCCATCAACTGTTTTACTACGGTTATATGGATCGACTCCTCCTGCTCCCATATGACTATTTGTAGGTGCCCATGCAGTAACACCATGTATTGTTTTCTTATCTTTCTTACTTCTAATATCAATTGGTGGATGACAATCTCGTCTTATCCAGAATCTTCCTTTTACAGGATCAGGTTTCCAAATTACTTCAGTATCTTGAACTCCTTCCTTCCAAATAAAATTACCACGTTCAATATCATTATTAAGAAATGTTGTAGCATCCTCATCTAGTTCTTCTGTATTGTGTTCTAGTTGCTCTGTAAGATGAACTAAGTTAAATGCACAGTCATCACTTTCATCTCTAAAAGCATCTGCAGGTGTATCAGGGAACTGTCTCTTAAACTCATATTCTTTTTCAGGATCATCTTTTAAAGCTTCTACTTCTTGTTTTAAGAAGGTAGCTGCTCCAATACTTACTTTCTTACCAATATCATTAACTATGGGTTCCTTTGGATCATCTACAATACTAAACCCGTATTCATCAAAGAAACCTTCTAAACAGTATTTAGCAGCAATGAATATTCGATATAGGCCTGATTTAGTTTGCTTATTCTTATTTCTGTTTTCTACATTACTATCATCCCAAATCTTTTTAAATCCAGCTCCTCCTTTCTTCATTGCGTTAACTGTAGAAACAACCATTGACTTACCAACGATATTACTACCTAATCGGTGGGCTGTTTTTACAATCTGCCAATATTCATCGAACGGAACTTCTTTCGGATACTTACCACTCTCATCTAGAAGGGAACGGAATATCTCCTCCCCATCCATCGCGTTCATTTCTGTGTTATGCCACGATATCGAAGTGTCTAACCCTTGGCCTTCCTCAACTGCTTCCCCTTGTTTACGCTTCTTAGTTTGTTCAGTAAAAACAAGCTCCGTTTTAGGAGTGTTGGTACCATCCGTTTCTGGTTTGAAAAACGGGGGATATCTTTTAAAAGCGCGTACCAATCGGTTAAATATTTTCTTAGCATCATTACCTTTCTTAGATATCATACCAAGTATTTTATTCTCGTGAATTGAACCGCTTTCAAGCATTTCATTATTACCTAATGCAGAAGCCCCGAAACGTCTATTCTTTACATATTGCATTCCGTAACTGCGTTCATCAGCTTTACAAGCTTCCCAAAATATCATAAGTTCATTCTGGATAACGCGAAGCTTTGGATAATCAGAACCTTCTCTAAACCATTGTAAGAAATGCCAATATGTACCTGTCATATAAACTGGCTTTCCATTTAAATAAACCCAGACACCTTCATCACGATATTTAAACTGTTGCTCAACAAAATCCGAGAACTTATCTTCCCAACAGTTAAAAGCATTCATACCATTTGGTAATTCTTGTCTTACCCATTTTTGATGTTTAGCCTGTTTATCATAATTAAGTATTTCTTTTTTTTCTGGTATTTGAGGTAAACCAATAGGAACTCCATACACTTCGAATATCTCACCAAGTGTACCGTCTTTAGATATAATAACTATATCTAAAATTTCATTATATCCATACTCCCAAGACTTAGTTTTGTTCTTAGCAATACGAACCTTCTCATCTACTTTGTCGTCTAGTTTTGTTCCTAAATAAAACATTCCTATATCAGTTTAATACTTCAATAGGCTTTATAATTGACTAATTATTTTTTTGTGTAGTTTTTTAATGGTTGTTTTCTAGTGGAAGTAGTGGTTACTTCTTCTTCAACCTCATCTTTATCCCAAAAACTAGGATCGTGTAATTCTCTTTCTAATTCATTTACTTTCCCTAGTATCTTATTTGCTCTATCTAGTGCACCATCTCTAACACCTATAAAAGCATATAATTGTTGCTCTGAAGTTTGAATTATATCTCCATCTTTATCTTCTAAATCTGAAAAATTGGGTAAAGGTTTTGATACAGCATCAAAAGTTAAATCCACTAATTTTTGATACTTCTCAATTAGATTTGGAATCTCTTTCTTTCTCTTCTCTTGTAATTTACTGTTTTCCATCTTACACCACTTTTGCTAAACAATCCTTAACCCTAATCCACAAATACTTTTTACTATCCAAATAAACATCTACACCATACTCGTGATTATATAAAACAGTATCTCCAATATGAATATCATCTAATTTATTATTAGTAATGACTACTTTACAATAACCATCTTTAGTACGTGTTTTAGGAACTCCTACAATTAAGCCTTTGGGGTCTTCTTCTTGATATTTTTCAATAATAGGTTCCACAACAAGGTTATTGTCAAAACCAATCCAATCTGAATTAGAATCCTTACGAACTGCAATAATCATATTTGGCTGTATCTTATAACAACCTTTCTCTCCAGGTATTTCAAGATTATCACCTTTACCATGATTATAATTATTCCTAAAGTAAATGGTAGGATCAATAAAAGCTTGCCAACCTGTAATATCCTTACCTGTATAATCAAGAGGCATAGACTTAACAATAACCTCACGATTAGCCAGTAACTTTTGAGAAAACCTTTTATCTGCAAAAAGCTCTAATCCGCTTTCTGTTTTAAAAGTATCTCTAAGATCTACTTCACTGTATATAATAAAATCCTTAATCGAAACCATAGATAAAAACTATTTCACATCAATTCAAAGATAAAAAATATTTATACAAAACAAGCTATTTAAATAAAAGTCATACAAAACAATCTGTTTCTTATTTTTTTTAAATTAGCAGAAAAAAATGGCCTTATCTAAATCAGATATTCTAACATTTCTACAGTTTATTTCTAGAGAAGAAACTTTGAACCTTACCAAATACGCTTTTGAAAACAACATCGTTTTAAATGATATAAGAGATAGATTTGAGTTCTACAATAATTGTTATGATAATAGCCTTGTAAACCTAAAGCAAGATCATAGTTATAAAACAATAATGGATGCTAGTAATAAAGCATCATTTATATTTGACTGTTGTAGAAGAAAAGAAATTCAAATAATCACTTACTTTGACAAGGACTTTCCTAAACAATTTAAAAGTGTTATTGTTAATGGAAAAGAAACAGCCCCTGTTTTATTATACTACAAAGGAAATATATCAAAACTAAACAATGTAAAATCTGTCGCTATAATTGGAACAAGAAAAATATTACCTGATGCTGAGAGGGTAGGTAAATATGTAACTAATCAATTTTCTAAGTCAGGTTTTAATATTGTAAGTGGACTGGCTGAAGGTTGTGATACTATAGCACATAAATCTGCTTTATTATTAAATAATTCCACTACAGCTATTATTGGAAGCGGATTTGATTTTATTTATCCTAAATCAAACATTACACTCATACAGGAGATTATAACAAAAGATGGTTGTATAATTAGTGAATATCCTTTTGATACTGTTGTATCTCCTAAAAACCTAATAGAAAGAGATAGATTACAAGCTGCACTTGGTATAGCTACAGTTATAATTCAATGTCCTATAAATAGTGGGACAATGCACACAGCAAAAAACACTGTAGAAAATTCTAAACCTCTACTCGCAATAGAATACAATAATCAAGAAATGTTAACCAATATTCTAAACAAAGGAAATATTGAGTTAATAGACCAGAAGAAAGCATATCCGTTAAACTCAAAAAACATCAATAAAATAATAAACCGATTACTAACTAAGTAATCGGTTCTTTTTATTATTTAAATATCTATTAACTAGGTACAAGACTAAAAGAATAACTCCCAAAGGAATAAGAACTCCCCACCAATTAAATTGCTCTCGTTCTACATTTTTATCATTCTCGTTATCTTCTTTGAAAGAATCTTCAACCTTAGATTTATTAGTATTATTCTCAACTAATTTAGAAGTATCTAGGTCAGATTTAACCTCCTCTTTATTACTTTCTATAACAGGATTATATAAAGTAGAATTTCCCTTGTTATCAGTCTTAATAGAATCAGCTCTTACATTTAACTTGTGAATTAATTTAGAGTATTGTTCTTTACTCAACACAAGTTCTTTAGATTGTACTTGTTCTATCTCTTCTGTCTTAACATCTTCTAAAACACTCTTAGAATGTTTATCTACTTTTCGCGAACCACAAGAGAATAAAAAAATAATACTAATAATACATAACCATTTCATAAATAAGTGATACTTTTGAACAAACTTTTATAATTTTAAAGTTTTGTTTTGTTAAAATTTTGAAGCAAAAAGCTACTCTTGGGTAGCTTTTTATATATTCTTAACTACAGAACTAAATACTTATTTTAATGTACTTACATAATTAGGAGCTGTAGAATAACTATAAAAAAGTTGTAAAACCTAAAAAAAACAATAATCTCATATTCAAAATTTTATACTTATATTTACATAAATATGTTGTTTACATAAGAGTTTATTATTAAGCGGAAAATGGCTGTCTTACTAAGGCAGCCTTTTGTTTACAGAATTAAATACTTGTTTTAATGTACTTGCATAATTAGGAGCAGTAGCATATCCTGCTTTCGCAACTTCTTCAAAAAAGCGAATAGGATCATTCTTATATTCTAAAGCTGTTTTGTATCTAGGATTATCAGATAGGAATTGATAATAACCTTTAAAGCTATCATAAGGTGTAGGATATACACTAAAGTAATCTTTTACAACATACTTATATTTATCACCAACCTTTGTCATACTAATAATCTCAGGAAACTTAGCATTAGGTGTACTTAAATACTCAGTTGTTGTAATTAACTGTTTCTCCATATTCTTAGCATACTTAATACCAAAGTAATTATTATGCTTTACAAATTTACCCCAGCCAGTTTCTACTGCAGAAACAGTCAATAGTATTCGTAAATCCATACCAAACAAATCCTGAACAGTTTTAGCGTCAGCCCACCTTTCAGATATATAGTTAGAAGCATTATCTAAATACTTATCTAACTCTTCAAATGCAATAAATGCCATATTACTTTTCTTTTAATTTTTTAAACTCCTCTATCAACTCTTTATTCTCCTGTACAAACTTGATTAACTCAGCAGGATTACGCTTTAAAGCATACCTAAACTTTTCATCAGATTTCTCACGTACTGACTTCCATTCTGTATAAATCAAAACGATTGCTCCGAACACTGACAGTAAAGGCATAGCAGCAATATCAAAGTAGGCAAACAATGGATTTAGAAAGTCTAGAAATAACATAAAAAACATAAATGCTAAGTACTCCACTACCTTCTCTGAAGTCTTTCTTAATCCATATGAATGTGTATAAACACCCTCCTTTTTTGATTTTTTAATTCCAAAATATAAGTCTATTCCAATACTCAACACAACCATTATCCATGCAGTAAACACAAGGAATAACTGTAACAATATTGAGTCAAAATCCTTCTCTAATAAATAATGTATCATTTAATCTTTATTTACTTTTAATGAATGTTTATATGTGTCACAAACCACCAATTCTTTTCTGCAGAATATGTCATAGTTACTTTAGATGAATTATTAAAAAAGTCTATATAGTTATCTACTTTTCCAACTGAATGATGTCCTTCATGACTATAAATAACTGCATCTCTACCTATTATTTTAGTCTTACCATTTCCTGCACACATAATAGTAACTGTTCTGCCATCATACCTATATTCACCTGTTGGTAATGAAACATGACAAATCCAAGATCCATTTATAGGTGTATATATTACAACACTTTCTCTATAAATTTGAATATTATCTGTAACGCCAAAATGCTTAGTGTATAATGCCATACCTGCAATATCTCCCTTCTCTATAACTAAAGCATGATTACGACCTCCTGCACTTCTGGCTGCAGTTAATAGTAATGCGACATTATGATCTGTACCTGTAGTAGCTGTATTAACTATTTGAGAGTTACAATTATGTACAAGTGCATTAGTACCTTCAGAGTACATGAACTTATAATTCATACCTAACGCAGACTTAATTCCTGTCCAAGCTACTTGATAACCAAACTCTAACTTATGATCATTCTTAGTTATATCATTAATCATTCCTTGATTGTTAACTAAAAACCCTCCAAAATAACCTGATTCTGCTTCTATCCTTCCTTTAAAAGTTCCTGAGTTAACTGTAAGGTTATTTGCTGTAACGTTATTGAATGTACCCGCATTAGCATTTACCGTTCCTGTGAAAGTTCCTGAAGTAGCTGTAACTTTACCTGTAAACTCACCACTAGTAGCTGTTATCTTACCTGTAATATCAGCATTGGTTGCTTTTAATCTACCATCTGTCCATACTTGAAATGGTGCAGACTCCCTATTTTCATAAGTAAGGCCTGCCCAAAATGAAACATTCGATGTAGCTCCACTTGCACGAACACCTGTTATTCCAGCTGTAGCTGCATTACCTTGACCAACGCGCAAAGTACCTGTAGACACACTATTTCCTTCTATTGTAGTAGTTAAGAAATTTAAACGCTTATCAGGAATAGACATATCAAATATTGTAGAATAACACATATCCCAAATTACAGGAGCTGCTGCTGTACCATTATTTCCAGATAAATAAAAATAACCTAGTACAGAAAAAGTACCTGAAGTTCCACTTACTATTTTAGCAATATATGTTTCATATTTACCTGTACCTTGTTGAGATGTTAAAAATTTAGTACTACCTCCATTTCCTATTCCATTTGTAATTATTTCTAATTTATGAGTAGTTGGTATTTTAGCTATAATTTTATGAATAAACACTGCATTAGCTCTAGACTGAGCATGTTGATAAAATCCTCCTAATGCAGGTGATGCAACACCTTTATTTGTTATTCTTAGTATATGTGTAGATTTTGAAGGTGCATCAGAAGGTTTTACTATTCTATCAATAGTAACATTACCATTTGCACTATTATTATATACATTTATACCATTATTACCATCACTAAAATCAGGATCAGTAAATAACATTACACCATCACCTAAAGGTTCTCCAACAGGTCCTTGTATTCCTTCAGGTCCTCTATCTCCAGTATTTCCTTTATCTCCTTTAGCACCTGTACTTCCTGTATCTCCTTTATCACCCTTAGCTCCTGTTGCACCATCTTTTCCGTTAGTACCATTAGTACCATCTTTACCAAAAGGCAATGCTACTCCCCAAGCTCCATCTCCTTTTTTCTGACGCATAAATCTATCAGCAGATGTAGCAGGTGTATGCCAAGCTGTAGTTCCATTTACACTATATTCTGTGTATAACTCTTGGTCTTTTATCTGAGCTTCTATATCCTCATGAGCAGGCGTCCATCCTGTAGCCTTATTTCCACTTTCTACAAGTTCATAATTAAAATCTATTATTTCTATTATATCATCTTTAACAGTAAGTGTATTATCAAACTTAATAGGATTACCATGTATCATCCAAGCATGTGCACTATTTGAAGTATGTAATACCGCTACAAAGTACCCTTCCGAATTAACAGTTAAACTATCAGTAAGTCTATATGTTTGTAAGGCATTATTAGAAAAACCTATTATAGGTTTACCGTTTATTATTATACGTCCACTTACTATAGCTCTTTTATACAAATAATCACTAGGAGTACAACCAAATACTAAAGCATTAGAAGCGCCTGTAGTTTTTAAAGTAAATTTATTTAAACCTTCTTTTGAAATTAATGTATGATAAGGTGTGTAAGGATTTAATGTAGATATCCTAAAATAATTTCTACTTCCTATTTGTATATTATCAATACTATTTTGCACATCTTCATATGCAGGTGTCCAACCGATATCCTTATTACTTATACAAAGTAGTATTTCTTCTATATTAGTATCAACTGTTAGAGTCTTTTCATTTCTATTAGGTTGAATCCATAAATTTACACCTCCACTTAAACTAACTATTGGAGTTTCAAATTCTACTTTTACATAATGGTAATTAGTATCATTAGCAACAAAACACGAACGAGGATCACTAAATGTATAAGTAGATAATTTCCCATCGATATATACTTTGTTTTTAGATAGTAATCCATCTGTATGACCACCCAAACCTGTTAATGTACCTCCTGTTTTTTTGTATTTAAAATAAAGAGTTAATAAAGAATTATTATCTTTTATCCTTTTAATTATTTCACTAATATTAAAATTAATACCATTAGTTTCTTTTACACCTTTTAGTATTACAATTTTAGTAGCATTTGTTATATCTATTGCTCCGCCACTAGTTTTAATATCAGATTTAGTTAGATAATTTCTATTATCGATATTAATATTATTTATACTATCTTCTACATTTTTATTAGTGTCTTCAGGTGAAGAACTCCAATCAGATACTTTATTACCTTTTTCTAGTTGTATATTTTTAATGTATACTTCGATATTTGTGGTAGTTGCACCATATATAAAAGGAGTAAAATTTAAACCTACTGTACCACCTGTTGTAAATGTAGTCACTGTAAATCGTCAGCAAAAAGTGGACAAT